AAGGGTTCTAAGACTACATATGGTGATTGGTGTGAGAAGAATGGATTCAAGTATGCTAAAGAAATTATTCCTGTCGAATGGACTAAAGAAAAGAAAAGAAGGTGATTGACAATGTTTGATTTTGATAGTAAAATTCGTGCTCTTGTCCAAAATTATGGGTTAGAACTTCTCCTTGAACAGAACGAAATATCAGAAGAGTTTGTGGTATCATGGCTTGTGGAAGAGAAAAGAATTGATGTCGAAGATTACTTTAATCTAGATGCAGAATTAGAAGAGTGGAAGAGGATAGAGGAATGAGTAAAGTAAAAACATTAGATGAGTATCAAAGGGCAGCTGCAACCACAGCTATATACCCTGAGAATAGAGCATTAGAATATTTAAGTTTAGGTTTGTCAGCTGAGGTTGGTGAGCTTACAGGTAAGTTAGCTAAGTGGTATCGTAAAGATGAGATGGCATACCCACATGGTGACGTATTAGATGAGCTAGGTGATGTACTGTGGTTTGTCAGTGAGTTTGCTAGGCAACATAACACCAGCTTATCTAAGTTAGCAAATAGGAATATTAGTAAGTTGTCAGATAGATATGAACGTGGTGTTCTTAAGGGATCAGGAGATAAGAGATGAAAGCATTCGGACGTTGGTGGTATAGGTTTATTAACTACATGATTACATGGCAGCTACATAGAGATGCAGTTAAGCATTTAAATAAGTTGACAGATAGGGAGTTAAAAGATATAGGTCTTACTCGTGGAGAAATTGATCGTATGATCTGGTTCAAAGAAGACAAGAAAGATAGAGGGACAAAAGAATGAACAACTACTTACCAACAGATTACCAAGCATTTATACATAAGTCACGGTATGCTAAATACTACGAAGGTAAAGGCCGTGAGTCTTGGGGCGACACAGTAGATAGGTACATGGATAATATTGTAGGTAACTTAGCTGACATAGTTACCAAGAAAGAAATCAAAGAAGCTATACTAAACTTAGCTGTTATGCCTAGCATGAGATCATTGATGACAGCAGGTAAGGCTGCAGAACGTGACAATACATGTATGTATAACTGTTCATACTTAGCTGTCGATGATGTTAAGGCATTCGATGAGGCTATGTTTATTCTACTGTGTGGTACAGGTGTTGGGTTCTCAGTTGAACGTCAGTCAGTACAGAAGCTACCTGAAGTACCAACCTTATTTGTCAGTGAGACTAACATAGTTGTCAAAGACAGTAAGGAAGGTTGGGCTAAGGCTCTACGTCAGATGATCGCATTACTTTACAGTGGTGAAATACCAACATGGGATGTATCTAAAGTTAGACCTGCAGGTGCACCTCTTAAAACGTTTGGTGGTAGAGCATCAGGACCTGCTCCATTGGTTGACCTGTTCACCTTTGTCATCAAGACATTTAAAGATGCACAAGGACGTAGGCTATCCTCTCTTGAGTGCCATGACATTATGTGTAAGATAGGCGAAGTAGTGGTGGTAGGCGGTGTACGCCGTAGTGCTATGATTTCATTGAGTAATTTATCAGATGACCGTATGCGTCATGCTAAGTCAGGCTCATGGTGGGACAACGATCCACAACGAGCATTAGCTAACAACTCTGTGTCATACACTGAGAAGCCTGACAGCTTATCGTTCATGAGAGAATGGATGGCCTTAGTTGAATCAGGTTCAGGTGAACGAGGTATCTTCAACAGGCAAGCATCTAAGGTACAAGCTGCTAAGAATGGTAGGCGTGATGCTGACCATGACTTCGGGACTAACCCATGCAGTGAAATAATTTTAAGACCGTCACAATTCTGTAACTTAACAGAGGTGGTTGTAAGAGCAACAGACACACTAGACACCTTAAGTGAGAAGGTAAGGCTTGCAACTATCTTAGGTACTATTCAATCTAACTACACTAAGTTCCCATACTTACGTAAGGTCTGGAAGAATAACACCGAAGAAGAAAGACTACTTGGTGTGTCGTTAACAGGTGTCATGGATAATCCATTGATGACACTCAAAAACAAAGGATTGGAGAAGACTCTTGACCATCTTAAACAAATCGCCGTTACTACTAATGCTACTTGGGCTGAACGCCTTAATATCCCTGTCAGTACTGCTATCAGCTGTAATAAACCAAGCGGTACTGTCAGCCAATTGGTTGACTCTAGCAGTGGCATTCATGCTCGTCACTCAGCCTATTATATTAGGACTGTTCGTGGAGACAACAAAGACCCGTTGACACAATTCATGATTGACCAAGGTATTCCTAATGAGCCAGATGTAATGAAGCCAGATGCTACAACAGTATTTAGTTTCCCTATGAAAGCTCCTAGGGATGCTGTGGTTACAGCTGACATGACAGCCATTGAACAACTTGAGATGTGGTTAGCTTATCAACGATCATGGTGTGAACACAAACCATCTGTTACAATTAATGTTAAGAGTGATGAGTGGTTTGAAGTAGGAGCATTCGTATACAAACACTTTGATGAGATGAGTGGTGTGTCATTCCTACCGTTCAACGAACATACATACCAACAAGCACCATACCAAGATGTTGACAAAAAGAAATACTTAGAGACACTAGGTCAGATGCCTAACAAGATTGATTGGTCATTACTGTCAGATTACGAGAACGAAGACAATACAGCTGGAAGTCAGACAATGGCATGTAGTGGTGACGTTTGTGAGATGGTAGACTTAACTTAGTGTTGACATCAGTAGGTATATATGTTGTAGTAATATTAGCCCTTGGTTTATTCCAAGGGTTAGTATAAAGTATTAGAGTAAAGGGAATACAAATGGCAGTTAAAAGACAATTCAGTAGGGCATTGTATGAGGCATATGATGGTAAGGCTAAAGACAGATTAGTTGAGTACCTCACCAGTGTAGGCCATACTATTGTCAGTACTGAAGAGAACTTCAATGTGGATGTTGTATCTCAGAAAGGTGACTACACCTACTTCAATGAGGCTGAGGTTAAGACAGGTTGGAAGGGTGATTGGAATACTAACTGGGCAGAGATAAGATTACCTGAACGTAAGGGTAGGCTTGTCAAACTATACAAAGAAAAGAATGGTGTGCTTAACTTCTATATCTTCAGGGCTGACATGCAGCAAGCATGGAGAATTAAAGACACCTTACTAACAGAAGAAAGCCTGAAGGAAGCTAAGGGTAGATACATTACCAAAGGTGAGAAGTTCTTCCATATTCCATACACAGATGCTGAATTAATTAACTTAGAGAAAGAAGATGTATAATGGCTAAATGGAATTTAGATGCTGTACGTGATGAGGTAGAGGATGATGTTGTCAACCAACCACCACACTACGGTAACGGTAGGATAGAATGCATAGAGTATATGAGGGACAACATGGATCACATGATGTTCATGGGTTACCTAGAAGGTAATGCTAAGAAGTACATGCATAGGTACAGGTACAAAGGTAAACCTGTAGAAGACCTAAGGAAAGCCAAATGGTACTTAGAATATCTTATACGAGAGATGTCACAAGAGTAATAAAAAAGCCCCTCAGGATTTCTCCTTGGGGCTTCTTCTTTATTTCTTCTTCATTGGTTTCTTTTTAACAGGTTTCTTTTTATTTGTACCCTTACCGTAGGGAACTTTCTTTCCGTTCTTGTATGGCATAACGTTTCTCCTTTATTGTTTAGCCGCCCACATATTGTCAATCATATTAGGGTATTTCCTACCAGCTCTAGATGCTCTAGCTCTAGCCTTTTTCTTCTGCCCATCTGTCAACGGTTTAGATTTACCTAAAGACTTAGGACGTTTCTTTTTCCATACGGGTTGTTTATTAGCCATTACCACTTCACCTTGTTAGCCCAGTAAGCTGCACTCATCTTACCTTTTTTAATGTTCTTAGCATGACGTGCCTTGAATGCTTTATTTCTAGCTGATCCTTTCGGACTACCTTTGACACCCTTCTGCCCAAACCTAATTACCTTTTCTTTACCACCAGCACAAGCCTTAACAACATGTGACTTAGTTTTGTGACTTGGTGTAGTCCTAGGGGAGTTACACTTCATCTTAGCTTTGTTAAGTTTCTTAGGCACGTTCTTACCTCTCATTAGTTAAGTGGGTTGTCTACTAGGGAATCATAGGCTTTCCATATATCATCTATTTCTGTTTGGTATTTGTCAAGCTTATCACCCAAACTATCAGTGATCCCAGTCGATCTCTCAACTTGACTACGTAAGTCAAGCAAGTCTTTCTGTTGTTCCAAGATTGTTTGCATCTGCGTACTAATCGTTGACAACCTTGTGTTAAGTCCTCTAACATCATTATCTTGTACCGCCTGTTCTAGTGTTTGTATACGAGAACCTAAGTCCCCTGCTGTTTTATCGAATGTTCCTGACTTAGTGACAACTGTCTCAATGCCTGACTCAACAGCATAGAACCTTTGTAATGTGTCATAGCCGTAGTATATACCACCACTAAGAGAACCTAAGATGGGTAGGGCAGCAGCTATGTACCACCCTTTGAATGTAAACCCACCAACTTTTACTTCAGCATCTTCTATCATGGCTGAGGATCGTTGTTAGCTAATGAACCGTGTTGCATTATGTAAGTAGCAGCACCGTAGATGTCATCAGCATCCTTCATTTCACTTGTTAAGTAACCGTTCCAACCTGTAGCATTACCGTAGTTATCCCATGTAATGACAAACTCGTCAACACTTTGTGTGTATGTTAAGGCTGAGTAGTTACCTATGACAATGCTGTTCTGTGCTGCATAACTGTCAATGCTTGCTGTAAGGCTGTCAGTATTAGCAGCTGCCATGAATGCACCAGCTTGTTGAGCATACCCTTCAACAGAATCTAATGCTTGGTTGTATGTAGCTACTTCAGCTGCATCTATAGAGTACTCATCTGTAGAAAGCATGTCTTGTAGAGCTACCTGTTCAGGTGCTGTGTCAGCTTCCATTGCAACTTCAGCAACTGACGTAGCTGTCATAAGAACATCTGTAGCATCAACTAATGTGTCAACAGCTAAGGCTAGGTTGTTCATAGCAGCTACATGTTCTTGTACGAAGAGCTGTTCAGCTGTTGTAGCTGTAGCATAATCATGTTGCATTACCTGATCAACAGCATCTAAGTAAGCTGTAAGCATAGAACTAGAAATATGACCATCATCTAATGATCCATCTACTATGACACCACCAACCTCAGCATAACCTGTAGCACCAACACCCAACTGAATTGACAACTGTAGTCTGTTATCTATAACATTAATACTATCAATCAGTGCTTGTAGTTTCTCTTCCCCTGTCTGTGCGTTTGCTTGTCCTGAAACGGTCACTAAGACTGAGCTTGCTAACAGTAGTTTTTTCATCTGACTCTTCATTTGATTCTATGTCCTCTCCTACCTTTAACAAGGTGTCCCAAAATTGTTTGTCATCAACATACCCCACCACATAAACGGAAGGATTCTCTCTATACTTTAGTAAAGCATTCTTACCCATAAGAAGTTTACCAGTTTTGAAATCGTTTACAGGGCAGGGCGTATTAGCTAAAACCATCGCCTTAAATACAGCTGGATCAGCACATAAAATACTGATGCCAGAAATCTGCAAACCTAAACCTCCTACTTGCTGAGGTGCTCCTAAAAGCCTAGCATTCTTACGTCTGTTACAGGAGTTATCTTGCTGCATACCACCTGATGACAAGCCTATGACACTTAACTGTATACCTACAGAACTTGGCATTAAGCATGAGTCGTTACCACCGCCACCCATAATCGTAGGTGCTATACTGGACATGACAGGAGCTTTATCCCCTGCACCTGTCGCATTGTAGTTGTTGGTAACAGTTTCGTCTGTGTTGTTACTGTCTACTGTACTGTCTTGGTAATTATTACTGAAGTCACCTGTAACATCATTGGCTAGTACACTGGTCACCAAGAACATCTTTAAGATTAGAGTCTTGGCACATAAGCTGAACAGCTGCTTCATCTTTACCGATAAGAGATAGTGTTTGTGCATTTAAATTTCTTTGACATTTAGGCTCGTTGTTAGGACATACCGAAGGGAACTGTATTGTTGTGGACGTACAGGCAATCAATACCAAAACTAATACGAGGTAATATTTAATCACGTCTGCTGTCTTCCATCATAATCCTGATTGACTTAATGTTCTCATCAATACGAGCTAGGGTTAAAGCTTGTGTTTGTACAATCTTATCGAGGGTTTCGATACGTACTTCATGACGTAGTATCTCACGAGTGTTGTTCTTAACGGAGTTGTCAAGTGATGACACATACCATACAAGGGCTATAGTTTGACAGATGATAGCTACTACTAGAGTAACAGGTACTGTCTTCGATAAGTGCCAATCTGTATCTTTGTCCATCATTTTGTAAACCCTGCTCCGAAGTATAGGCCAACAATAGCTGACACAATGTGAGTATCTAGTGGTGTTATGACAAAGCCAGAGGCAGCTTGCCATCTTACAGTTTCGTTAGCACCAAGTAGCCAGTTAATAATACCACCCTCAACTTCAGTGTAACCTACGATAACGTTTATCTCAGGGTAGAATACAGCAACTAACTTAGGTAGTACAATGATAGCAAACACAGCTGATAGAGCTATAAGCCTACGTGTCCAAGCAAAGTGTTTGTCAGTCTTACCAGCTTCACGAGCTATGTTAACTTGTTCAGCATTGAAGTTAGCTCGTTCCATGAGCATCTTGTTGTTCTCTTGTTTAGCCTTAATGCTTTGACCCCATATGGACATGACCCCACCGAGAACGGTAGAGCCTAGCATTGTAATTAGTTCTAATGGTAATCCAAACATTAGTTTACAGAGCCTCCTTTTTGTATGTCCTCTGTTATTTCTGAGAATGTTTCTTGAGAAAGTTCTTGTACCTTACCCATACGTCTAATACCTTGCACTTGACTAGAAGGGTAGGAAGAAACATTTACCTCATTAGATTGGTTTCCCCCTAACATTAAAATGTGGGGTGCTACTGTTGCGTCCCTACCTAAAAGGCTCTTGAATGTCTCAGAATCCATCAGTCCTGTATCCTGTAATCCTTCAGCCTTTTGAAATTTCTTTAAGGCTGAAATAGTTTCAGAACCAAAATCCCCGTCTGCTCCAAACTTAGGAAGGTTATACCCTTTAGTCATAAGGGCATTTTGAAATTCAGCTATACCCACCTTTCCCCCTAGGTCTACAAGTTCCTCTGTACCTACAAAGAAACCAACGTGGTATTGCTTCCCCGTCTTTTTTACAACAATATCTCCAGATTCTGCGTCTTGAATGTTGACAGAACTTCCAATATTTAGGTACTTTCTTGCCCTAACCCTGTCGTACCTATCTGATGAAGCCACACGAGGTAAACCTAGGTTAGTTAAAACATGATCTACAAAAGTCCCACACCAAGCCCTTGATCCTTGAGATACAGACGTGTCGCCCTTTCCAGATGTAGCAAACTTTTGAGTTTTCCCAAGAGAGTTGTTAAAGAAACCAACAATAGTTGACTGAGTGGTAAGGTCTTTCTCGTCTAGTCCTATAAAACCTTGGTCATAAATGTACTGTACTGGATTTTGGGTTAATACTTCTGGCACTTCTGTTTCTGTCGTAATAATTTCTAAAGCCGCAGCAGTGTTTGGTGCATCTTCTACTTTATCTAAT